GGCGTTGCTGACCCAGAACCGTTTGACGCCTGGCCGAATGAACCGCTTGATGTAAATGGTCTGTGGCAGGTGGTGGCCGAGAACGGTGTGAGCGCCGGTAAATTCTTTTCGTGTCTTGAGCATGGGTTCCTCCTTGTTGCTCGTTGGGTACACCATCCTTATTGCACAAGTGACAGTATCTGTCAATAACATTGAGCGCTGTTGTCATTGTCGCGAAATCTGATATCCTGTCTGTAGGGTCGGCGTGTTGCCGGCCTTTGCTTCCCAACACCTCGACGGCTCCTGGCATGTTCCTCCGCCAGGGGCCGTTACTTTGTGAGAGACATGGCAAAGCGCGTTACCAAGACAAACATGAAGGCGATCTGCGATCGGCTGGCCCAGGGCGATAGCCTGACCACCATCTGCCAGGACGCTGACCTGCCGAGCTATCGGAGCGTGACCAGGGCTGTCCTCGAGGACGAGGAGCTGTACGAGCTATACAGGCGCGCCAGGTTGCTCCAGGCGGAGTACTACAGCGACCACATCAATGACCTGGCTAGGGCGCCGCTGCCGCAGGTGGATGACCCGCGTATGCTCAATGCCGAGGTGCAGCGCAGACGCCTCGAGGTGGATACGCTCAAGTTCACCATGGGCAAGCTACAGCCCTGGGGCTTGCGTGACCGAAAGGAAGATGCGCCGGCACAGCAAGCGATCACGATTAGCTGGGCTGATGGACAGGCTGTGGTTGCGGAGGGATAGCCATATATCAAGGCCCTGTCTGGCCGAGCTTCGCGCGCGAGGCCAGGCCGAGCGGGACATCACCACAGGTGTTGTACGCCTCGAGGCTGTAACCCGCAGTGAGCCTGGGCCAGGGAATGCCTGGCCGCTGCGCTGTGCAAGGCTTGTGCAAGATTTGTAGGGGCAGGGGCCCAGAAATCCAGGACCCAGGACCCCACCCTCCGGCTCAACCGCGCCGGCCTCTATATGCGTAAATACCTTGGCAAGGGACCGTACTGACATGCAGATCGTCATCCCCTATGCGCCTCGGCCTCTCCAGGCCCAGCTCCATGCCGAGCTGCAAGACAAGCGCTGGGGCGTGGTGGTCTGCCATCGCCGGTTTGGCAAGACGGTGATGTCTGTGAACCACATCCTGCGGGATGCGATACTGAACGATAAGACCAATCCCAGGTATGCCTACATGGCACCGACCTACCGCCAGGCTAAGTCTGTGGCGTGGGATTACTTGAAAGAATTTGCAGGTTCGATACCTGGCGTGAAATTCCATGAAACTGAGCTTCGGTGTGATCTGCCGACTGGTGCCAGGATCAGCCTGTTGGGGGCCGAGAACCCTGACAGCCTTCGGGGCATCTACCTGGACGGCTGTGTCATGGACGAGGTCGCGGACATGCCGGAGAGTGTGTTTCCCGAGATCATCCGCCCCGCCCTGTCAGATAGGCAGGGGTGGTGTGTTTTCGTTGGGACCCCTCGAGGCCACAATAATTTCTATGACCTGTATGAACAGGCGGCGTCTAACGACGACTGGGTAGCCACGGTGTATCGCGCCAGCGAGACCGGCATCCTACCCCCTGACGAGCTGGAAGCTGCCAGGCTGATGATGACGGCGGACCAGTTCGAGCAGGAATTCGAGTGTAGCTGGGTGGCGAATGTCCCTGGCTCGATCTATGGCAAGGAGATGCAGTCGGCTCTCGAGGAGGGCCGGATCGCTAATGTGCCGTATGACCCTGCTGCGAAGGTGATGACCTTCTGGGATTTGGGCGTAGGCGACAGCACGGCAATCTGGTTTGCGCAGACTGGTGGGTCTGCGGGAAGGGGTGTCAATGTCATCGATTACTATGAGGCGCGTGGCGAGGGTCTACCGCACTATTGTCAGATACTATCAGCTAAGGGCTACCTTTACGGCGATCATTATGCGCCGCACGATATCGAGGTTCGTGAACTCGGTTCTGGGAAAAGTCGGCGTGAAGTCGCGTGGGATTTGGGACTGAATTTTCGGGTGCTTCCTAAGCTCCCCCTCGAGGATGGTATCCACGCCGGCCAGATGCTGATCCCTCGATGCTATTTCGATCGAGACAAGTGCAAGGCCGGCCTCGAGGCGCTGCGCCAGTATCATAGGGCGTACAACGAAAAGAACAGGGCATTCCGCACCTCGCCGGTCCATGACTGGTCGAGCCATGCGGCTGATGCGTTTCGCTACATGGCGATAGGCATTCGTGAAGGCGGTGCCGAGAAGAGGCCGACGCAGCAGCGCGCGGTTACAGACTACGATCCTTTTGCAGCAATGAGTGCGTGATATGCCAGGTCATTACGGAATGTCATTCGAGCGTGGACGCGGGTCCACCAGGAGCCGCAGCGCCGGCAGGGGCAGCGGGTTTTCAAGCGGCGGTAGTGGCCGTACCTACACCAGTTCAAGCCGCCAGCGCGTCACCGATACGCCAGCCACCAGGTCGCCGCGTGAGCGCGCAGCGGAGCGCAGCCGTACCAACCCTGACGGCACCAGGTCCGCTAACCAGCAGAACGATAGTTCGGCAGCAGCAGCAATCAGGAATATCCAGCAGCGCGAGGAGAACAACCCGCTGCGCAATATGCCATCGATCCTGACTGGCATCGGCTCGGCGCTGCGCCAGCGCATGATCTCTCTGCTCGAGCAGGGCGGCACCCCAGTCTATGACCCCAGCGGTAAGCTGGCGATCGGGGTGATGTTCAACGGAAAATACACAGGCCGGCCCCGAAACACCGGCGACCAGGGCGGTGGCGATGACAACGATCGTCCGGCCGCTGCGGCCTCTACAGTCGATCAACAATCGCCGGCTACCACCCCAGCAGCCGATACTGCACGGCCTGTTGTGGATGCTCCTGCACCCCCTGGCGACAGTCCTGTGGACACATCTACCGAAGAAGCGGCTGATGCCAGGCGCAAGCGCGGCCGGCAGACGACAATCGCCACATCGCCTCGAGGACTGCTGGGTCCGGCTCGGACCAGGCGGCGCTCACTGATGGCGGGGCTGATCCGGTGAGGACGCCAAAGCCGATGAACCTGGCCGGCACGATGGGCCAGATGTCACCACAGCCGATGAACGGCTTGGCGATGTCGGTCAATGTGAACCCGCTCGAGCGGCTGCTGCAACGCAGTGCCGGCAGGTCGCAAGGTCGATCGATGATGGGCGTCAAGGCGGACAAGCCGCGTAAATCTGCAATGAATGGTGGGCTGATGTATGGCTAGTATAGCACCTGAGATTGCCGCCCTGGATCGGCGGTTCAAGACGCTACAGAAGCAGCGCGCCAACTGGGAGAGCCACTGGCAGCAGCTTGGCGATTACATGCTGCCTCGGAAGGCGGACATCACCAAGAAGCGCACCCAGGGCGACAAGCGCACCGAGCTGATCTATGACGGCACCGCTGTCCACGCTGTCGAGCTACTGGCCGCCAGTCTGCACGGCATGCTGACCAGCCCGAGCGTTCCATGGTTCTCGCTGCGGTATCGCGATCCTATGCTCCAGGAGAACGACGCTGCGAATGAATGGCTCGAGGATGCGCAGCACCAGATGTACATGGCCTTCAACAGGTCCAACTTTCAGCAGGAAATCCATGAGCTGTATTTTGACTTGGTGGTGTTCGGCACCGGCGCGATGTTTGTCGAGGGATCAGGCAACGACCTGCGGTTCTCGACCAGGCACATCGCCGAGGTCTACATCTCCGAGGATGCCCAGGGCCGTGTCGATACCGTCTATCGCAAGTTCGATCTGACAGCCAGGGCGATCGCCGCCAGGTTCGGCGAGGAGAACCTGCCGCAGAAGATCGCCAAGTCTTTGAAGGAAGACCCATACGACGAACATCCGATCGTGCATGTCATCTTCCCCAAGGATGGCATCAAGGCCGATCTGTTCGCCAAGATCAACAAGCCGATCGCGTCAATCTATTATTGCGCTGACAGCAAAATGGTCTTGTCCGAGGCCGGCTTCGATGAAATGCCGATGATGGTTCCGCGCTTCCTCAAGGACAGCGTGTCGAGCTATGGGCGGTCGCCTGGCATGACATGCCTTAGCGATGTGAAAATGTTGAATAAAATGAGTGAGATAACGATCCGGTCTGCGCAGAAGCAGCTCGATCCCCCGCTCATGGTGCCGGACGACAGCTTCCTGCTGCCGATCAGGACGACGCCAGGCAGTCTGAATTTCTACCGCAGCGGTACACGCGACCGGATGGAAACGCTCCAGATCGGCGCGAACAACTCGCTCGGGCTGAACATGGAAGAACAGCGACGCCAGGCGATCCGCCAGGCGTTCTATGTAGACCAGCTTCTCCTCGGGCAGGGTGCGAACATGACCGCTACCGAGGTCTTGCAGCGGAACGAAGAAAAGATGCGGCTGTTAGGGCCGGTCCTCGGACGCCTCCAATCCGAGCTGCTTCAACCGCTGATCGATCGAGCGTTTGCCTTGATGCTTCGCCAGGGCGCGTTCTCGACGCCGCCCGAGGAGATGCAAGGCCAGGATATCGACATCGAGTATGTCAGCCCACTGGCCAAGGCGCAGAAGATGTCCGAGCTGCAAAACACCCTGCGCGGTGTCGAGGTGATGACCCAGCTCTCGCAGATCATCCCTGTCCTCGAGTATTTCGATCCAGACAAGATGGTCAGCTATCTGATCGAGGTCATGGGCATGCCGGCGCATGTTGTCCGGTCTGCTGACGAGGTGGCCATGGTGCGCCGCCAGCAGCAGCAAGCAATGCAAGCCCAGGCCGAGGCCCAGGCGCAAATGCAGGAAAGTGAAATGGCAAACAACCTGGCACCGTTCATCAAGGCGACTAACCAGCAATGATGACCCTCGAGGACCTGCTGACGACATACCGTCAGTGCTTCACCAGTGAGGAGGGCGAGATCGTCCTGGCTGACCTAGAGAAACGATTTCATCTGTCAGTGACGACATTCGAGCGCGGCGACCCACACTACAGCGCCTTCCTCGAAGGACAGCGCAGTGTCGTCCTGGCAATCAAGGCAATGATGGAAGAACGGAAGGCGCAAGAAACCGTAGAGGACTAAATGAACGAGACAATCCCTGAAGATAGCGGACCTCAAACTGAAGCCCAACCTGTCGGATTTCTGGACAGTCTACCGGAAGATTTGAGATCAGAACCGTCGCTACAGAATTTCACAGACGCCGGCGGCTTGGCGAAAAGCTATGTTCATGCGCAGCGCATGATCGGAGCTGACAAGCTGGCCATCCCTGGCGCAAGTGCAACTGACGACGAATGGCGCGCCGCAATGCAAAAGCTGGGCGCGCCGATCGAGGCCGGCGGCTACGAGCTGGAAGGCATCGAATTCAACGAAGACGAGATGTCAGGCTTCACCGAAGCAGCGCATGCTGCCGGCCTGACGCCACGCCAGGCGCAAGCCATGGCAGGTTACATGCAGTCATCTGACCAGGGTCTGATTGAGCAGTTCGAGCAGAATGCCGAGCAAGCTGCCCATGACGGCCTGATGGACCTGCGCCAGGAATGGGGCAGGGCTTTCGACGACAAGGTGGACAATGCCATGAAGGCGGCTATCGCCATGGGCATTCCATCGGAGATCGACCAGGAAACTGGCAAGGCATTCATTCCGATGTTTGACGAGATCACGCTATCGGATGGCCGCGCCCTGGGCGATCACCCATTCATTATCAAGCTGTTCGACCAGATCGCCGGACAGCTTGGAGAAGACACACTCGAGGGTGCAACAAGGACCGAAGTGATGACGCCGGACGAGGCGCGTCGCGAGGCCAGCACCCTGACAGGCCAGGGAACGCCGTACTGGGACAGCCAGCACCCCGAGCATGGGGCGTATGTCCAGCGCGTTCTCGAGCTGAACGAGTACATCTATCCCTCTACAGGGACAGACGGATAAGCCTCGGCTCCGTCGCACCAAGCCTGTGTGCCAGGCCGACTAGCCGCCGTAAGCGGCAAGCTATGGCCCCGCAAGGGATAACCGAGCGCAACAACCCCATATCGTAAACCAGTGAGAGGATTGTGAAATGTCTTCACAAATCACCACGGCATTCGTGAACCAGTTCTCCTCGAATGTCACAATGCTCTCGCAGCAGATGGGTAGTCTGTTGCGGAGTACCGTTGATGTCGAAACCATCAACGGCGAGAAAGCCTTCTTCGATCAAGTCGGATCGGCTGCCGCTGTCCAGCGCACTACGCGCAACCAGGACACCCCTTTGATGGAAACACCCCACCAAAGGAGAATGGTCAGCCTTAAGGATTTTGAATACGCTGACTTGGTGGATGATCAAGACAAGATCAGGATGCTGATCGATCCGACATCGACCTACGCTCGTGCTGCGGCTGCTGCCATGGGACGCGCAATGGACGATGAGATCATCGCAGCTTTCAACGCAAACGCGCTGACCGGCAAGACTGGGGCAACCTCTACCGCCCTTCCTGCAAGCCAGCAGATTGCACATGGTTCCGCCGGCCTGACTATTGCCAAGCTGGTTGAAGCAAAGCAGAAGCTCGATGAACAGTCTGTCGATCCGTCGATCCGCCGGTACATCGCTTGTTCGCCAAAGCAGATCAGTGACCTGCTGAACAACACGACTGTCACCAGTGCTGATTTCAATACGGTGCGCGCTCTTGCTACCGGAACGATTTCAGAATTTGTCGGGTTCACCTTCATCGTAACCAATCGTCTGCAAGTCGATGGCAGCTCGAACCGTCTCGTCTACGCATGGGCGCAGGACGGTATCAAGATGGCTATCGGTAAGGAGCCGACTGCGCGCATTGAAGAGCGGGCTGACAAGTCTTACGCAACCCAGGTCTACTACTGTTCGTCCTTCGCCGCTACGCGGATGGAGGAAGATAAGGTAGTCGAGATCGCATGTCAGGAGTCCTAAGTCATGGCTACCGTTTATTCGACCCAGCGCACTAACGCGCGCGCAAACCCTGTTGTTAACAACAAGGCGAATGAGATGGGTGGCCGTGTTCGGATTGCTCATGGCGTCTACGAGGCATCCTCGCTTGCAAGCGGTGATGTCATCGAGATGTTCAAGCTCCCGAATGGTGCTCGCATCATCAGCGGTTCGCTTGCCCATGATGCCCTTGGTTCGTCCACCACTCTGTCCGTAGGCCACGCTGCCTACACCGACAGCTCGGGGACTGCCGTTGCGGCTGACGCTGACGAGTTCAAGGCAGCAGCAGCATCGACCTCCGCACAGAAGGTTGATATTGCCGCCACCCTGGCTCTCGGCTCGGGTATCGAGATTGACGCCAATGAGGACGGTTACACTGTGACCGCCACCATGGGCGGCGCAGCCGGCACCGGCACCATCGAGGTGACGATGCTCTACGCTCTCGACTAATCTCCCCAGGCGGGGCCGGTTGCACGGTCGGCCCCGCCAACCCCTTACACCAGGAGAGATCGATGCCATCCGCTGTGGACATCTCAAACGCTGCGCTGAATACGCTCGGCGCGTCGAACATCATTTCTTTGACAGAAGACAGTAAGGCCGCGCGCATCATCAACCAGCGGTACGATGCCGTCCGCGATGCCGTCTTCCGCTCTCACAACTGGAACAGTCTGATCCGGCGCGCCAACCTGGCGAAGCTGACAGACGCTCCCACCTTCGGCTATGCAAACCAGTATGCCTTACCAGGCGACTGTCTGCGCGTCCTCGAGTTCTCGAATGGTACGCTGGCCTATCCCCAGGACAACATATTCAGCAACAGCGGCGGTCCGGTCTATGTGATCGAGGGGCGCAACCTGTTGACCGATGAAGGCGTGGCCAAGATCAAGTACATCAGCCGCGTCACCGATCCCAACCAGTACGACACGCTGCTGGTCGATACGATCTCGGCCAGGCTGGCGTATGAGATTTGCTATGCGATCACCGGATCGAATTCCATGATCGCCACAACCAAGACGCTTTACGACGAGAAGATCAAGGAAGCGCGATTTGTCGATGCGACAGAAGGAGCCGCAGAAAAGTTTGAAGCCAGCGATCTGATCGAAAGCAGGTTCTAAAATGGCGCGCTCTGCACCATCACTATCCAGCTTCGTAGCTGGCGAAATCTCGCCGCGCCTCGAGGGCCGCACCGAGCTGGACAAGTACAAGGCCGGCCTGTCCGAGCTGCTGAACATGGTCGTCCACCCGCATGGCGGTGTGTCGCGTCGGCCAGGTACAGAGTTCCTGGGCGAGGTCAAGGACAGCGCGACCAAGACGCGCCTGGTGCCGTTCCAGTTCAAGACGACCGACACCTACATCCTGGAATTCGGCGACAGTGTGATGCGTGTCTACCGCAACGGTGGACAAGTCCTGGACAGCTCGAAGGCCATCAGCGGCGCTACAAAGGCGAACCCTGTGGTCATCACGGCTACCGGCCACGGCCTGTCCAACGGCGACGAGGTGTTCATCTCGAGCGTGGGTGGCATGACCGAGATCAACGGTCGCAACTACAAGATCGCAAACAAAGCGACCAACACCTTCGAGCTGCAAGACCTGTTCGGGAACAACATCGATGGCACAGGCTTTACGACTTACACTAGCGGCGGCACGGCTGATCCGATCTTTGAGGTTGCCACGCCTTATCCCGCTACCAAGATTTTTGACATAAGGTTCGTCCAGTCTGCCGACACCATGTACCTGGTGCATCCCGAGTATGCGCCCAGGACACTGACCCGCAGCGGCCACACCACCTGGACATTTGCCACGCCGACATTCCTCGATGGCCCATACCTGGACCAGAACACGACCTCTACAACGCTGAACCCTGGCGCTACAACCGGCACCGGCATTGCCCTGGTCGCCAGTGCTGACCTGTTTGCCAGCACCGATGTAGGCCGGCTTGTGAAGCTGCACGGCGGGTATGGCGAGATCAAGACGGTCACAGATGCGCAGAACGCGACATTTGACATCACAGACAATCTGAGCGCCAGCACGGCGACAGCAGACTGGTCGCTCGGTGCCTGGTCCGGCACTACTGGGTATCCGAGCGCAGTCACCTTCTTCGAGCAGCGCCTGGTGTTTGCGGCGACGACCAACGAGCCGCAGACCATGTATTTCTCGAAGAACGGCGACTATGTGAACATGGCAGCCGGCACCAACGATGATGACGCCATCATCTACACCATTGCCTCGAACCAGGTGAATTCGATCCGCTACCTGTCAGCGACGCGGGTTCTGACGATCGGCACCTCCGGCGGCGAGTATGTGCTGACGACAACTAACGATGGGCCGGTCACGCCGACCAATGCCCAGATCAGGAAATACTCGAACTACGGCACCGCCCTGGTTGAGCCTGTCCAAGTCGCCGATGTGACGCTGTTCTTGCAGCGCGCCAAGCGCAAGCTGCGCGAGTTCCGCTATGCCGGCGAGGTCAACACCAGCGGCTATACAGCGCCAGACATGACGATCCTGGCCGAGCATATCACCGAAGGCGGCATGCTCGACATGGCATACCAGCAAGAGCCAGACAGCATTGTGTGGATGGTTCGCAACGATGGCAAGCTGATTGGCTTGACCTACCGCCGGGAAGAAGAGGTGGTGGCATGGCATCAGCACAGCATTGGCGGCACATTTACTGGCGCACAT